CTCCGTAACCGAGCCAAGTCCCCTTGAGGAAATACCAAGCTTAACACCAGCATCGATAAGGTCTTTAAGTATTCTTCCGGAAGGAGTGTCAAGTACTTTTATTTTTCCCATAACATCCTTGCCTTCCCACCATATTTTCGTCACAATGTGAGAAACATTTTTGAGATTAACGACAGAGTCATCTGGATGGTCAAGTTCGCCGCAAGCTCTATTATCAGCTACAATTTTATTATAATTATCCATTTCGCGCTTAAGAACTTCATATGGATACACACGACCATTGCCATTTTGTTTATCAGCGGTCTGTAAGCGACCAGATAAATACATTGTGCCATTGGACATCTCTGCTTTTTCTCGTTCGGTTAGCAAATCTTGACAAACACCGTCTTTGCAAAGTGCATAAAATTCTCTTAATAGTTTCTTTTCAGCCATATTTTCCTCAAATAAATAAATGCCGGCGTTACCGGCGCGCATCATGATCCGCTGCAGCAGCGACGGACTGGTTGGAGCATCCATCGTTTAATCGTCAACATAATCACCTCCTGATCTTGACGATACTCTCATACCAAAGTCATTAACAATCATCGAGAGTAAGTAAGTAGTTCCGGCCCCCAAGCATGAGAGACAGAAAGCATTCCCTAGGGAATATTCAAATGTAAATAGTTCTGTATAGCTGTTTATGCTAAATAAAAACATTGATACCCAGAAGCCCATACACAATGGACAGTGGAATAAAGTGTTCCATTTTTTTGAATAATCTTTCTTTGGTCTTATGTCCTCAAAGATTTTACCATAAACAATAATAAAAGTCATGCCGTAAGAAACAAGGATGAAATTGAGTAAACCCATTATCTTCCCATATAAGCTTTATCAAACTGCATGTTAGTATCATATGATAATTTGGCCTCAATGCCATCGCGGTCAGAAACCGCGGACATAAGGTTCTCGTGATTATCTACTAAACTTTGATAGATAGGTTCAAACTTAGAGTGTCCTTTCATCACCCAACTGCTTGTCGTGGCGGCGTCTTGGCCGCTGCCGGGTTCCCTACAATCATCCAAAGGATCCAAAGGTGTTTTTTTAAATCCCCGCCTGCCATAATCAAATTCAGAGTGTCCGCCGGTTGGTGGAGTACCTGGGGTTTTTCTTGGTGCCAACTGTTTTCTAGAAACCATTTTATTCCAAGCGCGATCTTTAGCTTTATCGGATGTCGCTGACCAATGGTCTGATGTCAGGCCCGCACCGGCTTTATTAATTAAATTAAAAGAGATGCCATACAAAATCTTACTCCAGCCTGCTCCTCTAAATTGCTTGTGTGTGTAAACCCAAGACATATGCCAAGTTTCAGGTATACACCCCTGATCCATTATGCTCTCTGTAAGCCTATCAAGGCCACACGCTGCAAAGGGGAAAGGTCCTCGTTGTGTCATTATATATAGAATTAATTCGTGGTTATCTTCCTCGGGAGAATGAAGTAAGGCAACGCCTCCAAGATCCGGCAGAGGAATTGGCTTATCGTCCTCTGATAGAAAAGCTTTAAAACTTTCCATCAAGACCTTCATTAGTACGTATACCTTCCATAGAGATAAGGCGCAAAAAGACTGTCAGATTTTATTGACCCTTTCTTCTCCGCATGAGGCACATCGCCCAGATCTGTTGAATATTCGTTATCTGGGTCAACCAGGGCGTCATCTTGTAAATCATCGTATGCTGTTGTACCTGTAATATAAGGCTGTTCTGATGTCATCCATTCTGAGATTTTTAAGAGAGTTACTTTAATCGGGTCATGGGATTGGGAGTCCATGATTTGTCCCTCCAGGGAGCCATAAACATTGCCTCCTTGGATTGAATCATAATCAATAACCCCTTGGCCTCTCAAATATTCCAAAAGCCTAGATTCAGCACCGTAGACTGCGTCTGACGTTATTTCTTTTGCAAACGTGACAATTTTTTTAGATGTCGGTTGGACTACGATGTCTATATCTTTGTGGTCTAAAATCATTAAGTCTCCGTTGAGAGCATTTCTTAAATTTAAATTAAACTCTATCTCATCTTTCTCGACGATTTCAATTTTAATAGTTTTTTCTTCCGGAACAGAAGCGACTTCTTCATCAGTGATATTAATCTTTACGGCCATTCTTGGTTACCTCCGCAATTAAATCTTGAATATAAAAAATTTCCTCAACCATTTGCTGATTTATTGGAGTTTGTGAGTACTTGTCCAGCTTTACCTTAACTTTTTTAAAATTTTCGTTATTGAGGTCATCGTTGCCCTCTACAATTCGCTGCTGCACGGCGTTCTTGAGGCGTCCGATCTCTTCATTTAAAAAACTCTTTAAGCCGAGTCCATTATCTGAAAACGACACAATATAATTTGTAAGAAGTTCCTTCTGTTCTTTTTGAAGGGTTCTTTCATATGCATTATTAAATTTGCTAACAAATGTTTTGTACTCAAGATTGTCCAAGTGCTTCATTTCTGTAAGGAGTTTATCTTTTCTTCCTAGAAGCTTAATCAAATTATTCTCGAGTATAATTCTCTTCTTTGCTTCGAGTTTTGTATTCTGGAAGAACAGACCCAACGAAGCAAGATCTTTGTAATTTGGAACAAAATTAGAAAACACCCCAGCACCCAATTGCTTATTGATCTTGTTGATCAAAGTTGTCTGCTGATTGAAGGCGGCCTTTCGATTCGAACGAAGATAATCTATCTTCGTTTCTTCGAGTAGCCGACGGGAGAATTCCGGCACAAGCTCTTTACTTTCCAGAAGAGAAGTATATAATGTGAGTTCTTCTTTGAGTGTACTTCCTTTATAAAAGAATTCTTTTAAGATATTCTTTGTAATTGTTTGTCTTTTCTTATCTTCTCGAACGATTGCTCTTGTTAATTCTTTGATTAGGCATTCGTAAAGAAAAGCGGTATTTCTTTTCTTATTATGTTTCATGCTTGTTTCCTTATGTTATTCTTCGAAACCGAAAAAGCTTTTAAATTTACGAGCAAGACCCTTTACAGGCAGGATGATCCTCATTCAGCACCGCTGATAGTTCTTCTTTAATAATTTGTTTAAGTTGTTCTTTAGTTATTTTCATTTTCTTTATCCTTATTTAAAGATTCTATAAGATTTTTAATTTCAAAATCAGTAGTAAATAGTTTGTCTTCCTCTAAAATGTCGAAATTTTTTGCTTCCGTGACACCTCGAGTTAAAGAGTCTAGTCCGCCAAATCCAACTTTCCCGGGCCACGTTTTACGTCTTGTTCCGATTTCACCAGTGGCTTGGTTAATCATTTGTTTTCTTAAGCCACCTTTTTTATACGTATGTTGGTGTCTTTTGTACGGGCCTCTCTTCTTTGATCGTGCGTCATCGTCACGCTTCCCGGGCGGCTCTGCTAAAAGTACCTCTTCTTCTTCTCCGGCTTCTTCTTCTCCGCCTTCGAGGTCTCCTCCAAGGTCGCCACCTTCTTCACCTCCAAGGTCACCTCCAAGGTCACCTCCAAGGTCACCTCCAAGGTCACCGCCTAGATCACCACCACCTTCTTCTGCTGGTTGTGCCGCCGCTTCAAGGTTGGCTAAGAACTTCTTATCAGAATACATCTCTCTTTGCATCCGAATAAATTCGTCCTCAGAAAGGCCGAGTAAGTTTTCGGAGACCCATCGCCTGGAGAAGTAACCTTCAGTTGCAGCACCAGCAACATCAAATTTTTGACTCCAATGTTCAAGCTCTTGCATTTCAGCAATTTTACTTGGGTTGTTAAGGGACAATTTGAAAGCCAATAGATCATCGTCACGATAACCCATCGTATATAAATGAATAATGCCAATCTTTTCCAGTTCCGTTACAACAACTCGTTGTAATCTCTGGATGGTTCTTGCAAATCGAATGTCTTTTTGAGCCAAAGTTGTTTTATCTTCCGTTGCACCCTCGCCCATCGTCAGATATGATTGCGGGACTTTAAGAGCAGAGAACAGTTTGTCTCTAAGATATTTTACATCTTCAATTTGTGCTGTGAAAGTACCGCCTGCAAGATTACTAATATCAGTAGAGGACTGACCTCCGCGAATTGGAATAAAATAATCTTCTTCAATAGAAAGGGGGTTATATCGTAAGTCAACTCGACCTGTTTCAGGCGCCACTATTTGGTGTCTTTTAAGTTGAGTCATAACCTTTTGCATATATTGTTCTACATCTTGCGGGGCGATTCCCCCTACATCAATTTTAAAAATCCTACGCTCTGATGATCTAACAATACGATATGCCATCATAGCATCTTCCAGAAGAGTAAGTTGTCTCCAGATGCGCCTTGCTGGTTCCAAAGCACTGGTTCCATAAGGAGCATGTTTGTCGTGTCCTAGTACTCTAAAGTGCGCTATTTGCCAGTTCTCAAGTGTTAAGCCGCCGTTGTTCCATTGATACTGAACATAATTGGGATTGGTTGGGTCTTCTCCCTCGAGTCTTTCAAGCTCGTTGGGTGGCAAACCTATACAATTCCTTATTCCTAATCCCTCATCAATATCTAAATACAAAAACAAGTCACCATATTTACACATTGTCCTAGCCCAACCAAACAAATTGTGTTCTATATTCATTATATTATAATATAATGAATGGAGGATGTATTTAATTTCATCATTAGGACATTTAATATTTAGCATGGGTGTGATTCCCGAATGCGTTGTCATTTCGTCAGCATAAATATCGAGTGACGAAGCGATCTCGGGTGTATATTCCATTTGATCAAAGTCAACATAACGCTCTGAACGATTTCTGTTCGAAATCATATTAAGAGTGGTTATGTTCATCGGGTTGTATTCAGTCTTTTTAAATTGTTGCCCTGAAGCCGAGCGGAATCTTTTCGCATATATATCCAAATGCCGCCGTCTCAATTGTCTACCAGACTGAGTTCTTCTTTGTGTAAGTGGTCCTGAGAAAAGTCTTGTTAAAGCTTTGAACAGACTATTTTGATTGTTGTTTGGGTTTCTATCATTACGTGCCATTTTTTATCCCTTATAAATCCAAAAGAATTCTTTTGCTTTTTTTATTTCTTCTTCGTGCTTTTCCTCGAAATTTTGAACATATCCATCTTGACCTTTTATTTGCATATTCATTGTTGTAGTTGATTTCATTATACCACCGAGCATTGCTTTTTTATATTCCATATCTCTATGGTTTTCTTCGAGAGCAGTATCTCGAACCCAACAAGTAATAGCAAGTGCCATAACTAGATCATCATTATAAGAACGCATTGCTTGTGGTTTCCCATTGTACCATATAAATGTTTTCATTTCGTGAAATAAACGATTAGAGTGTAAAGTAATTAGTTTGTTCCTAACATACTCCTCCAACTTTGCTACGATTAACGGTCGGGTTTTAGTGGAAGTTGTAAAACCAGGTATAGATCTATCATTACCTTCGGCAATGTGCGCTTCTACATATTCGTGTGTTGATTTAATGGAATAATATAATTTTGGATATTCTAGAGTTATTAATTTTTCTAAAATAGAAATGCCAATTCCGTTATTTTCAACAACCAAAAGACAGTCTCCATATTCTTTCCCAGCATCATAGAGGATATGAGAATATAAATCTAAGTTTGGTTTTCCTTGGTATTCTGCTACGACTGTCATGGTGTCCAGCTTTAAAACATGAAAAACAGAATAATCTGTGCCATCGCCTCTTGCCACATCTGCTACTAGCACATATGGCGACCCATCTTGGTATTTTTCCCAAATCCAAAAGTTTCTATCATAGCCGGTTTTGTACAATGGTTGCTTTATATTTTCAAATAACCATTGCATATCATCCGGGTGGATAACAGTTTCGCCAGAAGTATTAAAATTGCATTCCAATTCTTGAGCAATTTGTCTACGTGACATATTTTTAGTTTCTTTAAAAAACCAGTCATCGTCCCTTTCAGGATGACATTCCCATGACAAAACAATAGGATGGAAATCGTTCTCACCTGACTCTGCGTCAACATATGTCTTGTGGAACCAATTACCCACCCCCTTAGGGGTCGACAAAGCTATGCAGCGACCTCCTGTTGATAAAGTAGGGTAAAGACCCGTCCACAACTCTGCGAGGCCTTCTACGTGTGCTGCCTCGTCTATAACGAGCAGTGATAATGCCTCGGATCGACCTGCATCACCAGAAGTGGTTCCAGCTTTGATTTGGGATCCGTTTGACAATTCAAATGAAGTTTTGTTGTCTGTGATAATCTTTGAAATCTGAATCCACTGCGGTAGATGTTTCATGATTTGTTTTACTTTTCTTACAAGATTGGCAGCAGTTCCAAACTTGGTTGCGATAACAAGAATGTTTTTGTCTCGATGAAAAAGCATAAACCAGACAATGTATCCCGCTGAAATTGTGGAGATACCAAGTTGTCTGGCCTTTAGTATAATATTGAATCGATAATCGTTGAAGTCCTTGAGCAGGTCTTTTTGATAATCATAGGTTTTAAATGGGATCAGCCCTCGGAGGGGATGTGAGATTCGGCAATAGTTATCGATAAAGAATTGTGGATCCTTGCCGCATTTCACAATCTCTTTTACAATTTCTTGTTTGGAGAGTTTAAAAGACATTAACCCTTCTTGCGTTTATCGTTTGGGGCTTTCTTTTTTGAATGTTGCGCTAAAAACTTTCGTGTAACATCACGAGTCATGTCAACAGAGGGCTCAAGATATGGTTCAGAATCAACTTTGGAAATTTTATAATGTTGATAAGCCTGTACAAAAGTACGAACGCGTGAGGTGGATTGTACTAGTATATTTGGTTCACCTTTCTTTGTAAGTGTTATGCTTTTTCCTGTTATTGCTTTGTATTCTTTTTGCAGAAACTTTTTAACTTCATTAAGCATCCGCTCTATTTCTTGTTCGTATTTTGGATCTTGAACATCTTTGAGGCGCGTGTCGCTTTGATAGTTAATACACATTCCATCTCCGTAGAATTTAACACCGAAGCCGTCATTAACTCGTTGATCCATGATGGGGCAACCTTCTTCTCGCTTCAGACCGACTTTTCGCACTTGCCCATCAAGGGTAAAGCGTTCGTCATGACCACCGTCCCAAGCATTTGCGGCAGCTTGAGCGAGACCTTGGATAATTTCTAATGTATTCGAACTCATATGATTATTTCCTTTTCTTTTTTTCTGCCATTGGGTTGGGATCCATTC